AAAATGACCAAAAATAGCCGTTTTTTAGCCTTTTTGTATCATAATAAATACCATCGAGTAACCAAACGGTTACACCAGTCAAAAATGCGATTTTTCAAAAATATAAAATCATATAAAAATTCTTCAAAAAACATACCAGTAACCAATTGGTTACCCATAAAATCACTGTTTTTTCTGTCCAATCCATAACTCAGGATTACCCAAATCCCACACAATTTTTGCTCCACACATAGGACATTTTTCATCTCTTCCCTCTTTGGTAGATTTTACCTCCCTACCACAAGTACAATATCCGTACGTAACGGAACAATCAATACTCTTCCAATATCCACTAACTATATTCATAAACCCTCCTAAATATAAAAAGAAAGAGCCCTTGTTAGGACTCCCGTAATTCTTTAAGTCTAGCCATAAATATTTCAGCTTCACAAATAGTTAATGGCATAGGCATTTGATGTGTCTGTCCTAGCCAATCTTTTTCTCTTGATATTGTTTGTGAATGTATCATACAATACTGATCTTCATAATCCCATTCTAAGATTACTTCTTGATCACTTTTTTTATTCTCATAAACAATATACTCATTAGACATGTCACTAACACGAACTTTATATCCCATAGCCTCTATTTGCTTTTCAATATCTGTCATATTTACTCCTCCTTAAAATATTATTTATTCATAACACACCATGTATCTCACACGACTATATCCGACAGAGCAAAAAGAAAAGCCTCAGCAAATGCCAAGAACATTTCTTTTAATAATTACTACATATTAATCCTTGCAAAATATGTATGTTCGTTGCCATGAAAAACCGCTGAAATTCTAGGAACCTCATTGTATTTTTCAATACATTCCTCCCTGAATTTAATTAATTCTTCAACACTATCAAACATAAATGTAAGCATAATATAAATCCTCCTTATTATTTTCTCATAATATAATAAGTATATACCGCGTATGTTAGTCAGTCTTACGAACTAACCAAGAATATAAACGATATCTAACGCTAGCTGGCTCAAACCTGTATTTCAGAGCCTTACTAGCAAAATATAGATTAAGCATGTGTTTCAATGTATTTCCTCCTTATCGTCGCTTTCATATCTATCACAAGTTGTAATAGCAGCATGACCAGTAATCTCACATGTTGGACAAGGTTGAATAAAGTCTTGCTCAGGTTCATCAGAAATAAAATGTCTACATGTAAAACATTTATGATCGTCATATGCACTTTGTAATAGTTTTTTATATTCGTCTTCATAATATTTTTTCTGTTCAGGAGTAGGGTTAAATACTTCATTCCAATCACATATCATTAGTCTTTCCTTTCTTCAGCCATATCAAAATTTAACCATCCTATTAAAGACGCACAGCAGTCGGCACACAAGTCATAAGTTTTATGATACTCATGTTTCCACAAATCTTTTGCATTCAAAGTAATGGTAGATAGATATCTCGTTTCAGTATCCGTAGGCTTATCAGAAAAATCATACTCGTATGTTTTTCCACATCTATCACATTTTTTGATATCAGACATAACATTATTCCTCCTTAATTTGAATAATATCGCTATAGATAGTAAATACATTTATGCTAGTTAATTTAAAACTTATTGAAAAATCATCATAATTCAACTCATATGAATACTTGTCGGTGTTGCAATCTAACGATATATCTGTATACGCCTCTGATACGAACCCTTTTATTTTTATTAAATCCAATGATTTATTGCTTGTATATATTGTCTCATTAATATCGCGTAGCATCTCACAAAAAATATTTATGAGTGATTCTCTATTATCAGACATAAAAACATAAGCTCCTGTATCTGATTTTTTTATATTTCTAAGAATATATTGTATGTCCTCATCAGCCTGTATATTAATATTCATAATATATGTCATAACGTTACTCCTCCTCTTCTTTAGCCTTCTCTGGTTTTCTAGTGTCTTTCTGAATGCCAATTAAATATCCATAAATCATAGCACTTACAATCTCGCCATTATTAAGAGCTTTCATATCACTCTCACTTAATAATATCTTTGCCATAGTTAGTATCCCTTCTTATCAATCCAGCAAGCCATTATCAATAATCTGAAAGTTGGCTCTATGTATATATAAAGCCTTACCATCTATTGATAACTTTGTAGTTTTAGGTAACTTCTCACAAACTTCGTAATAAACACTATCTCCTGAATATGCACATATTGGATCACCAAGTTGCGATTGAATTACTACTGTTCTCGCTTTACCAAACATATTCTTATAACGATTTACTGTATTAGCTACAATTGGGAGTTCCCCTATATTTCCAGTACTATCACTTTCAATATCCCGCTGCTCGAAGTCTACATCTGGCTCAAGCCCTTCCTCTGCAAAAATCACTGTACTTCCACAGTTTTCCACTTCTTTACCGTCTATGGTGATTGTTACAACTGATGACTGTACTTTGTTATAACCACCCTCAGCATAATTGTATTCTCTTACGGTGTTAGCATTAAGGTCTATACGCTCGCCATGCATAACCATGAATTTTTCACCGTTATTGGTATAAAATTCAGCCAAATATTCATTGCCTTCGATACTTCCTTTTATTGATTGTACGCCGCTGTTAAACATTTCACAGCCAGTTAAGGTACATATAATAACCGAAATCATTAATCCTAATAATATAAATTTTGTTGTTTTCTTTGCCATAGTTATTTCCTACTTTCCCGAAGTCATTAAGTCAGCTAACTGCTCAAGTAAACTGCATGTCTTTTTTATTTCCTGCTGCATTTCTGATATAGTCCTCTTAATCTCGTCGTTTTCTGTTTCTAACTTTAAGATTTCAACTTCCATCTGTTCCTGTGCCATCATTGAATATTACCTCCTAAATATAAAAAAATAAGAGCCTAAGTCCTAAGACTCAAGCCCTTTGCTTTAATAAATTATTACTGTTTAGATATCATGTTAATACGATTGATTTTATCCTGAAGGTCAAGAATGCCGTATATTTGAACTAACGAATTATTAACAATCTGTAATTGCTCAGACATGATGTCTAAACGCTTTCCCAGATTATCATTTTTCAGTTCCATAATACGAACCCTCTTTTCAAGTTCATCAATTCTTTCTTCTGATGTCATAATATAAATCCTCCTTAGATTATAATTTATTCATTAAGGAACATGTTTTTACTGCGAGTTTCTAGCATCACTACAGAAATCACTTGTGTAAACCCATTTATCAGTATTTGTACATATACCATCAGAATGTACTTTTTCTGCTGCATCAAATGGGTAATCCTTGTATTCTGGGTCTTTTTTCATATCTTCCAATGGTATGAAGCATTTACAGTCTTTGCATCTTATTACCTGTGCATAATAACCAGAAGCCATCTTTTCAATTTTCTCAGTCCAATCTGGATTCTCTTTTGCGTACTCAGCTGTATCACATTCTTCTGGTAATTTTTTACATATCCCATCTAATGCATTAGCAATCCTTGTAAGCTGCTTTAAAATATCATTGTCATATTTATTGTGCGTCATAATTAATTCCTCCTTATAATGTTTATCATTGCTCATTATCCATAAGACTTCCTCTGTATTTCATGAAATCCTGCAATTCTTTTTCAGTTGCTGCATGTTTATTACATCCATTTTTACAAGTATCGCAGGAAATCCAACTAGTCAGCATAGGGGCATCACAGTTATCGCAAGGACTTGGTTTTCTATGGAATATTTTATTTAACAATTTAAGCATCATTTTATTATCCTTTCTGATTCTTTACTAATGCAAAAAATATGGTACATAATGTTATACCCCACCATTGCCAATTCGTAGTGCTATGTATTCCGACACTATTTAAAAAAATTGACTGAAGTATAAGAATGAATGTACTGACTATGAAATTGTTTGTTTTATCATTAAACATTTTTAATACCCCCTTTCAAATCGAATTATTTGTCCTTTAGCAACATCTATATTATTTATAGTATGTAACACTACAGAACTAAACTTATTGCTCAATAGCCGATAAGTTCTCAAATATCATTCCTATTTAATCAGTGGAAACTGGGTTTCACCAATAATCAGTTCAGAATATGGTAGAGATTCAATCCACTTGCAGAATTCTCTCCATTCATCCAGCTTATGGTCTTTACGAGACTTATATATGTTTGTCAGCACCTCATAATTCATCATTACATTGCGTGTCTGGTTATAGCTGCTCGGAAGAAGTTGAATCATCTGCCACCAAATATCTTTTGCAAGTAACCCAGTTTCATCTTCAGTTTTACAAGCTACTAAATATCTGGATCTCCATGTATTTAAAGACGCTATTACATTAATCAAAATATCAATAGAACTTTCATCAAAGTCCATATATGAATCTCCGGTTTCAACCGTATGACAAGTAACACAATTATCCAAATGCTCATGACTAAAATCATCCAACGTAAACTCTTTCTCCGTAATCTTGTGCATGGTACTGCAAGAGTTTGCAACAGTACCAACTTTATATGTATCAAATTCTTTCCCATTAATGGACTATCTTTTACTATTGTTTTTTGTGTGTGTTTTTAATACATATCTAAAAATCTTTTACCTTTTTCGATATAGCAATTAGAGGTATAAAGATTACCATGACTTAATATGCTATCAATATATTTTGGATCATTTACTCTGTTTGCTAAATATTGCATGCCAGATTCGAGTTCTTTGGCTCTAGTTTCGTTAATGCCAGCTTTTCTTCTTTCTTCATATAAAGGAAGTTTTAGCTCTTTTGCTGCTTGACTAGAAGGCGTCTGAAATTGTAATTCAAATATGTTTCCGTTTTTATCTCTAAACGTACTTTGTACAGCTTTATGCATTACTTTCCCTTGCCTATATGACTTAAAATAATTTTTACACTGTACTTCTTCGTATCCTTTGCTCTCGAGATTTGTTTTTATAGTATTATAATTTTTAACAAAAGATTTTGTATTGGATACAGACGTATATCTAATAGAATCTTTAATACCATTAGCCGCTTCCTTGTAACTTATATTTTTTTCTTTGGCATCGGAAGCTATTTTTCCAGCTATCGATGTAGGTTGCTTAAGTCTATATTCAAGCCCATACATTTTGCATCCAGAATTACTAACAGCTGATATAACATCGTTTGTTATTTTTGGTTCAATTTTAGAAGCCTTATTGAATATTTCATTAGCTAATCCCGCGCACTCGTATGCATCTTTAGCATTAATATTACCTCTGGATCTAATTTCTGAAATATTAACTGATTTTTTAGTAAAATTAGAATAAGAATTTGATAACTTATTAATAACAGATTTTTCAGTATTGATAAACTCGTTATGTCTTTTTCTACCAGCATCAGTCAAACTGCCATCTTTGTTCTGAAATCTTCTAACTCCCCACTTCTGTCCTTTTACTCCATGATGACTTAAATAGTCTTCAGTCATTCTATATTCCTCCTTTCTGTAAAATATAAATCCACCATAAAATTTTCACACACAATAATATAAAACAATAGGACACCATTTCGGTTTTCATGGGATTCGTTTCCTAAAACCCAGCTACGTATCAATAGTAGCCCTACTCCCCCGCCCGGAAGGCATAGGGGATAGCCTCTACAGGTTCATTTCAAAAATAAAAGAGAACAGAACTTGCTATGTTCACATAGTCTCATTTTCCTATGATCCGATATCAGGTTTCTCACCTCTCTCAATTTGTATAAAATATACAAACCACAAATTCATGTGTCATTTGTCTTCACAAGTCTATTCTCTCATAATACACTATGTAATCTTCGCGAAATATAAAAGAAAGAGAGCAATAAGCTCTCAATCTCATCTGATTCCATTTACTGATTTAAATTTTTGTCATGCTTAAGACCAAAGGCCATTAGGTTATATCCGATTTTCCCCAATAAAGGCAACTTATCATAATTCATTTGAACTATATCGTGCTCTTTATCTATCCAATACCCATGTTTCTCCCATAGTCTTGCTCCAAAACGTGTTAAAAAATTCATCATAGTAATCCACCATCCTTTCATAATAGGAGATGCGATATACGCGAAAATATATTTTTGAAATGTTTCCCACGGGATTCCAATGGGTGGTTCCCCGTTAGCCACGCAAAATATAAAAAGAGAAAAGACCCAATGTATTTCTACACTGAGTCTTTGTACACATACTACTTTTTCTCGACTGTTATGTTGATGTAAACATTTCCATTTTTGTCACGCTTTAAAATATATCCATTGTTTTCAAATTCGAGTCTAGTTTTTTCAAACTCGTAATCATCCATCAATGATACAGCTTCTAACGCATCAAATAATTCATTAACATTACAATCTAACATAATACATCACTCTCCTTTCATTATAGGAGTTGTAAATTTAGCGTGACCCCTGCTGATAAACAGGAAAAGTGTTTCATTGGCAGAAAGAACTACCAATATAAAGGCACAGTGATTTGCACATACACCGGAATCATCCTCATGAACTTTCTATGGTCTGTACCTGCATTGGATAAGCGCTGCATGAGCGAGTGGTCGTTATTTCCTAATATGAACTGCTTTTTACCAGAACAAACACAATGCGACTCATATGTGGCACCACATTTTTCACAAAGGAGATCACCTCTTTCTATACTGCCCCAAATTGTTCTCTCATGGCATCCTTCACCGCTATCACTCTTCTCCCATGAATTCATAGGATTCCTCATCCCTTCAATAATAAACTCCATCTGCTCTGGACTTGCCAGAACTATGTTTTCTAATTTAATCATTACACTTCTCACTTTCTATTAATTTTTTATTCATTACATTTTCGCATTTATTACTACAAATATAAGACTCATAACAATATTCAATCCTTTTTGTGAGTTTACCGCAAACACAACAAGGCTTTTTATATCTTGAATATATATAATTACTATTACTCATAATTCTACCTCATCCCCTGAATAATAAACTCCATCTGCTCTGGACTTGCCAGAACTACGTTTTTTAATTTAATCATTCACGCTTCCTCCACAATTTTAAAATAATATTCTTCACGAACCGGCGCCAAAGTTAGTCCAATCTCTAGTAATGTTGCTTCATCAATGATGTCTAGTTCTCCTTCGTTGTGCCTTTTATTTATACTATAGTATCCACCAACGCCGATCTTTCCATCTGTAAGAATATCCCGGATATCTTCGATGCCAATATATTCATTGGAAAATGTTTCTGCTGTGGCATAAATGCCCTTATCATCTCTGATTGGTGTAGCAAATCCAATAGGTTTATTATGCTCAAAATTCCAAGTCAAAGGAACTTTTTCGGGCATAGTAAGTTTACAATCTTTAGGTATTTTATTAGAGAGTTGATTGATCACATCAAATAATAGAACTCTACCTTCTAATTTAATCATCTCGTGGCCTCCAATGTTATTTCTTTTTTACACTGTGGACAAGTTATATATTTATATTGTGTAGATAAAGGGTCTGATGTATTCGCTTTTTTAATTTCTATATCTTCTTTTTCATAACTAAATAAGCATCCGCATTTATAGCATCTCAATTCTGTTATTGTTCCAGGCTTAATAATTTTAATCATTCACGTTTCCTCCAATTCTTCAAAATATTTCTCATCAGTGTCATATTTAAGATTATGTATTATGAATTATGAATATCATTGTAAACACCTCCTTATTGTATCTTCGATACTTCTTTTCACAGTATTTTCGTCGGTATTTGAATCAATCATCAAATAATCCATATGCCCGTTTGCCACGACAACTATTCGTAATTCCCCATATAATTTGAAGGTTAACTGAATATCACACTTGTATTTCTCACACATCTCATTAATATATTTAATCATTTTTATATCTCCTTCTATGAATATCATAATCATCATTATCGCCATTTGTTCCGATGCAGTAACAAGTGCATTCGTTGTCTAATTTAAAATACAACTTAACAAAAGAACACATTATTGAGGCTATTATTTTTTTAATCATTTGATATATCCTCCGTCTTGCATTTCTTTTCCATATTGTTTGGGATATCATCCTCTCCGAACATACACTGGTCTATCTCTCCAAAATAATATGGGCAACCATTACATTTCTCAAAATTTGATTCACTCATCGCTTAGTACACTCCTAATACTATTTTCTGTTCACACTGTGGACAATTTATGTATATTTTATGAAACCCAAGAAGCATGTGTTCATTTCTTTCCGTTATCACATCTTCAGTTTCGTAAGAGAATAAACATCCACAACGTTGACATTTTTGCTTTCTAATAGTTCCGAGTTCTATAATTCTAATCATTATTTTTCCATCTCCTTTTTGTCTTCAGCAGCTTTTTCTAAACATGCTGCTACAGGACCATTTAATAATAGCTTCCTCTCAAAGAAGTTAGTGCTACTTACAGGCTTAAACCAATCGCCAACTATATATAATGAAGCGTTCGCTGTTAAAATATCAGTATCCTTAGCATGATACATTATGTGAATCTCATAACATATTGAGGCACCAACAACATATCTATATAAACCCTTTGTAATCTCAGTCCAATTTTTCAATTCTCTAATCATTTCCGTGTACCCCTTTAAATAGTATTTATAATTGTTGCTAAGGCATGAGTAAGCAAAAAAGCACATGCCTCTGAACTCACAAGTCTTACATTTTTCATTATTAGACATGGCAATTTCAATTATTTTAGCAACTGATGTTTCATCTAACTTTAATTTGCCTCTCTTTTCGAAATATTGTTTGTAAATTGCATTAGTCATGCTATTCAATATTTCTTTAGCCTTTTGAAATTTTTCATCCATAATGTAAATCCTCCTAAATAAAAAAGAGCCTTAGATTTCTCTAAAGCCCTTAAAAATGTTTATTTTTTATTAACAATCTTAACCTTATGACCGAGTTTATTTTCAATTTCTTCGATTGTCATTTCTTTTGTTGCATATTCCACTATACGGTCTATATACGTAAAATCAGGTCTTACATCCTGTTCACCAAATCCTACATTGATTGTCTTGTGCATGCAAAAATAAAGAAATGGCTCAGATGCTTGCGTTTCATTAATTGTTATATTATCTACATGATTATAAAGTGGTAATGGAACATTATTGATTACGCGTTCATGTGTATTACCATATTCATCATGGTATTTATATGTAAGACACAAAACATATCTATTATCTGATTTATTGATTTTTACGTCCATCAACTCACAATTATTAATCTCTGAAATCATCTTTTTTCCTCCTTAAATGTATTTTCTAATCTCTTACGTGCTTCCTGTATGCCATCTTGAAGTCCTTTTTTATAAGCACGATCTAATTCTGCCGCATTCTGAGTGGCAGTTGCCCAACGCTCACCAATACTAGGACCATATTCTCTGCTCATTCGAATTAACTGAATGGCACGTACTAATTCTTCTTTTTCAACTGTAATATTATACTGTTCAGCAGCATAACTACTCAGCGTTGAAAATATAAATGCATCTTGTGTCTCATTCACAGTGGTTATAATTTTATCAACTGTACTGCTTATAATATCTGATGTGTCTCCAAAAGTTCCCATAATTATGCCTCCTGAATAAATTTTTTAAAAACATCATAATAACTAGACTTTGAACTGTTAGTTCCTAACATTTTCTTAGAAATGGCCATAGCAAGTCCTTTTTCTTTATCAAACGTGTCATCTTCTCCGCATCTGACGATTGTCTTATCTCCATCTGACCACAGAACAATTGTGCATGGACCTGAAAATATAACATTCTTGATTTCTGGTTTATTATTACATATTCCATAACGAGCATTCATAATTGCTTTATATCTTTCACTATTTATTGGTGTTGTCATATATTGTAATTCCTCCTTAATATCAAAAACGTCTCTGATTTGTTTAATGATCATGTCTTCGATATGCGATGTATCATAATATTCATTTATTCCGTTGCATGGAATACGATAACTAACCGCAGCTTTACCAAGCATACTATCTCTGCGAAAATAAAATGTGGTAACATCTGGGTATGTGCTATATTCACTCTCTATAGCAATCCCATGCGTCCTACAGAATTCTCCAAGTTTAATCATTGGATGCCCTATAATATACGGTGTATACCACTTAGGTGTCGGCAGCTTTATGTTCCTATCTGTATCTAAATAGTTCATAATATTAATCCTCCTTTATAATTCCAAGAAACTCTACTCGTTCCTCTGCTAAACTTACAAAATATCTCTTACCTTCAAATTCAACAATATCTCCGTTGTAATCTGTATCTTTATCTGGTTCTGAGGCATACGCTAGTATTCTTATTTTTGTTGTATTATTCATAAGCACCTCCTAATATTCGCTCGGAAATAGAACAGTCGTAACGCTTCTATCCCATTCCGTAATTATCCAAATTGTAGTAGTATCGTTATACTTATACACTGCAAGAATTCTGTCGTTGTTCTTAACAGCATAATCGTTAGTCATCTTATCCTCATCGCAGGTATCACCCCAATCACATTGAGCGTATCTAGCAATAGAATCATTGACAAATTTATCAAAGTCTTTGTTCTCTCGTCTAAGTGCCACCTCTCTAGTCATAACAAGAAAACCCAATTCAAATTTTGCGTCCATAATATAAATCCTCCTTAAAATGTGTAAAAAAAAGAAAGAGCCCTTGTTAGGACTCTGTCTCGTCAGTGTCATCATTTTTTAATTGACTATCAATGTATTCGTTTGCTATGGTTTTCACAAATTTATACTTAAATTTATAATAACCTATGAAATACCCAGCAATACCAACAATCGCTAATTTGACGCCCTGTTTCATAAATATCACACTCCTTTCATAATAGTACTTGTAAATTACACGAACTATTATTTTTCCTCTTCAAAACATATTGGTTTGTGTGAGTACTCGTTAAATGGTGCATCTAAGCAGGCATTACAAGGGTCTTTAATATCATCTAACTCATTGTACTTACACAGCTCACAATATTTATCAAAACGAACTTCTCTATCTTGTTTACTTATCATTCCTGTCTCCTTCTAGCATCAACCATTATTCGGTCAATCTCATCATTACTCTTAGCTTGTTTAATGGCATCCACAACGTCATAACCGTATCCCAAATCTTTAGCTACGGCTTTACATCGTTTTTTACATTGTGACAATGATTCTACTTTAGGTATTGGATTGTCAGCCCCACATGAACCCATATTTTTTCACCTCCAAAAAAATATAAGAGGCTCAGTCTATATGGCCAAACCTCTTAGATATGTTACTTAAAACAACGGCTTAATATTATCCGTCTGTACTGTTTTATAACCTCCTCACATGCCTCATCAACAGAAAAGCCTTTAACAATTAATTCTGAAAAAGGATTGCCAATTTGTATATGTGTTATAGTATTAAGTTCTCGCTGAACAATATCAATCCATAAACAATCGTTATTTTCAACCCTTACCCAGAGTCCGCCTTTTACTTTTTCTTTTAATTTCTCATGTAACGCCTTACAAAATATAATTTCATACTCGCACATATAAATCACTCCTTTGTTTTATTTTCATTAAAGGAGTCGTTCTCATCGCGAATGTCATCGTCTGGTTCGTTAACTGCAAATATAATATTGAGTACTGTTCCAACCACCAAGACCACAATTATTCCAAATAGTATCAATATCATCTCACCTACCTATCCCATTTAGTAAACTTCCGTTCATTAAATTTTTTCTTTTCATTAAGTGCCTTAGTTATGGCTAAATCAATACCAGCTCGGCTTTTCAAATGATAATAATATAGATTAATAAATGGTGTATTCATTCGGTCTATTCGACCGCACGCTTGTTCCATAACTTTATAGCTGTAATTTTGCGAGTAAAATATAATTGTGTCAGTAGTAATACAATTCCAGCCTTCACAACCAGCCGTATACTGTACCAAATATATCCATCTCTTTGAAGTTGGAACTGGCTGATGAGCATGTCCACTCCATTCAGTAACCTCATAAATGTCGTCATAATTATCAAATGTTTCATTCAAATCAGCCATAGTATGAAGTAATATATCCCGTTCATAATCAAAATTGTAGAATATAATTGCCTTATCAGTTTTATCCAGTAATTCAAGTAGAGCTACAACTCTTGATTCGTCTTCGTTAACCAGCCGCCTCAGAACATAGCAAAGCCCCGCCGCTTGCTCAATAGGTTCTTTTTTATATGGGTCCCATCTTGTTTTAAGTATCTCTTTATACTTAGATATATCATACGAGACATGAATGTCTTGATGGTGCGGTACGGTACTTCTCTCGAAATCCATATCTATAAGAATTCTGTCTCTTAGCCTAATCAATCTATTCATATCGATGTATCTGTCAACTTGAGGCCATTTGGTATATCTTGAATATATGATGTGCCGCTCTCTAAACTCCGTTACATTCTTGTAGAACCTATTGGCTATAAATACTGGAATATAATCGCTCCATGTATCTCCTGGAGTTGCCGACAATATAATCCAATCGTTATGTTTAGATATCTTTAAGAACGCATTAACCCATACTCCAGAACCAGTAACCTTGTCCTCGTCAAATATAAAGAAAGCATCTGTTGTATCAGCATACTTCTTTATATTATTCCACGAGTCAACTACAATTTTATTAGAATATAATTTATTATTCTTTGGATTACTGGACATACAGAAGTTGGCAAGTTCGCCTTCCCACTCCAATGAATCTCTCTTCTTAGCCGTGGTTATGATATATAAGTCTTTTGGATTTTTCATATAAATCGTTTCCTGATTTTCAAGACAACCGCCCTGCTCTTTAAAATAGTAATATAAACCGGTACGGGACTTGCCTGAGCCTGTCCCGCCGTTAAGTATGCATCCAGTTCTCATTTTTTTTACAGCATCCATCTGATAATCTCTTAAAAATGAATTAGCCATTAGCATCATCTTTTTTTTCGACAGTAGTCAGCTTCTTATATAACTCTTCAGCTTCCTTACCTTCGAAAGCGTTTATTATAACTGTCGTATCATTCATCCTTGTTCTTCCAACAACCATAACAGGAGGTGAAAACGGGTCTTTGCGACTATAACCGACAATCAGTCCATCATCTAATCTCTGAACCTTTAACTTATTACTCATCTGCTTCCTCCAATCCATATATTGTATGTGCTGTTTTTATAACATTCACATATAATATCTTCACGTTTTCAAAGTTATTCTCAGCAACGAAGTTGTTAAACAGTGTATTTAACTCACCGATATTTGGATAAGAAATATCAAACTGTGTCTCGTCTTCATCATTATCATTATGAGAAAATCCAACATTTACAGTTGCGTAAGAATCGACCTTATCTACATATAAATTCCATGTTCCACCTTTTACAAAATAATTTGTAATCATACTCAAAATCTCCTTTAAAAAAGAGCCTCAGCATAAACTAAGGCTCTGTAAAATATTATTCATCTTCTTCAGCTTCGTCTTCTCTTTCATACTCAGCAGCGAATCTATCTAAATCCTGGGTTACTTCCATGGATGCAAGATATGCAGCTCTGAACGGCTTACCATTAACTACATCATCATATGGTCTTATATCCATTCTCACAGAAGCTATATTTATATCATCAAGATATCCAACATTATCTTCTGTAAGAAGCTTACGGTGTCCACCAGTAACCAAATAGATGTTAGGTCCTTTTCTTGAAAACTTTACCTTAACTTTCATATGCATACGAGGTGTATCTTCTGGGTCAAGTGAATCCTTAACTTTAATATTCCAACCTACTCCGTATGAATTTGTATCGTTGGTCAGCATATCTGCAAGTTCCTGATCAGGTATAACCAAACTAAAGTTTCTGTCTCCGGCATTATTGTACTTAGATGCCTCGCCTCTAAAGTTTCTAAATATGATTCTTGCGTCGTCAATCTGTAAGTTTCCGTTTTTTAAAATCTTTAATTCCATAGTCTAAATCTCCTTAAAATATAATTAATAAAAATAAAAGACCCAATACATTTTGCACTGAGCCTTTTTAAATTACATATGAAATCCCATTTTAATATCATTAGGATTTTCTGTTGCTGTTTTATTATAAGCAATATTAGCTGAATCACAGAACTTCTTAGCTGTTTTATTACCATTATTAGCTAATGTAGTAAAACTTGGTTCTATTACTAACTTATTGATTATACTGTTAGCAAATAACGCAATGTTTTTACCTATGTAGTAGCCAACAGTTGCTTTAAATACAACTTTTCCAATCTGTTTGCTATTCAATGTTAACATGTTCATAATATAAATCCTCCTTAGATTTGATATGTTTATCCATAACATGCCATGTTTTTCAAACGAACATCAATTAAATGGCATCCCTTCGTCTTCGTCAGCATCTTCTGGTATATTCATAAACCCTGGAGTCACTTTACAAATATAAGGGTCGTCCGAAACGAACCATTCAAAATCTCCATACTTTGATATTGTATCAACTGCATCATCTATTAATCGCTGATAGAATGAACGGTCAATATCATCATACATGTTAGCCGCTTTCACCGATTCTGATTCAAGCCATCTAAAACCTGTCGAGCCAGATGCTGCATAATTCTTACCATCGTTAACACGATATAATACTCCGCCGCCGCACCCTCTTTTTATAGGAGTAAACTGTCCAACTCGACCAACAAAATGCAAGTCATGACCAGCTTTTATTTTCTCTACAAGTTCTGTGGCCTGTGGCTCAAAAGTTGTATCTGATATCTTCCCCTTCTTATAGGAAGATTCAAGCTTGTCCAATTCTTTTTCTAAGCCACTTACATCTGTCAATCCTTCATTCATATCCAAATATAAGTCACCCTTAGATACCGAGAATGTCTCACACATATCTACAAATTCGATTTTCTCATGTGAAAATAATGTCTTGAACAAATATGGAACTGCAAACTGTGTTCCAGTAGCAGTCCACTGATTACTGTGTTCTTCGTTATCACCCGGGATATAACCATACATCTTTTTACAGTCGTCTGCGTCCTTATACTTAGCAATATAAACAGCATCGTTAACAAGACACATTCTGTCATATGTAGCCTCATGCTCAAATGTATATCCATATCGTTCACCAAAGTCCATAACAAACTTAATAATCTCTGGCGTAGCATCTGGAATCTTAATTGAATCTGTCTTAATATGCGCAACTTGGAATCCTCGTTTCAGAACCTCGTTCTTAAGGTCAATCATGAACAGAGCTCCTCGCTTGGCAACAATATTATCCTTATTACGGATATCTCTGAATGGATTATCAAAGTTAGCCGAAGTAAGACCATAAACCGAGTTGATGGCTGTCTTAAGTGCATTAGCTAACTGTTTAGCAGACATCTCACCATCAATGACCTTCTGAATATACGGTGTAAGCTTTCCATCTAGCATGTGATTTACTTCATCCCATGCCTTATGCTTGATGGATACTCGACCCTCAACAATATCCTGAAATGCCTTTGTATATCTAACACCAAACAAGCATTCAGCAATAACACTATGTGGGTGCATAGAGGCAATATCTAACAATGCGACATTACCATACATACCAGGAACACCCTGAGCGAATCCACCTTCACCAACATCTTCTCCACGGTAAGTAGACTTACCATTTTCAAACTTATAACCTGGGAAATATGGTAATAAACTTCCAGCATCGCCATGAGTTTTTTCCATCATCTTAGGACAAGACCTAGCTAAGAATTGATATGTCTCCTCATCAATATCTTCTGGTGGAACTGGCTTTGATAAATCTCGATAATGAAATTCATTCTGAGGTTTTTTATTATTACCAAATATGATTTTGGTTGTTAATGTGTTTGTCGTATCATTAACAGTCATATCTGCTAAATCGGCTAGAATCTGTCTTGCCGTCCAGTCTGCCGATAAATAATTAAAGGCCGCCTCAGTAGCGATAACATCATTATCACAATACTCAGCGACCTTTACCCACATTTCTTTAGGAACTGGCTTATCCCATGGTAAACCTAATTCCTGATGGTGTATTCCCATCTCAATTTCAAGCTTCTTTAAACTCTTTTTATTTCCGGCAGATGCAAAATCATATACATCAGTATAACTCAAATTATATGCTGCACCAAAGAATGCGTTTCTATCACCAGATATAATTCTCTGCGATAAATCGTATAATTGCTCATTTGTATACCCCATCATTCGTGCATATATCAAATGATTATCATACCTTCTACAATTGAATCCGACTAGTTTGAATCTGGTTAATTCTTCAATATCTGATGGACTAGGATTAATCATTCGTATAACTGATCGTCCTTCTCCCTGTATTTTCCAATTGACAAGAAACAAATTAGGGAATACTTCGATATCATAAAATATAAGTTCATCTGAATCTGCATCATTTGAACTGTCCATATCTTCTGATTTCCATTTAATCTGGTCAACCAGTTTTAAGCAATAATCCGAATGATTTGAACTTTGCGCCGCAAATCCAATTATTGCATTTTTCATATCAGATACATCATATTTAAGTCCGCTAGAATATGCATCATCCAGAATTTTTACTATGAAATCCATACTAGGCTTTGTGCCTGGATGAATCTCCTTGAGTAAGTTACGCTTTATCAATTCTCGTAAACTTCGCTCAGATTTAATCACCTCTCCACTTACCATTTTCTTTTCCTCCTTTAAAGGTAAACCAGAACTGATAGTTGCAATTGGTAAGTTATTGCATTTAGTCAGTTTCCTTCGCAATGAAGATTTTCCAGTAAATACCTTAATTTCTATTTCATCTGCAAATATTCGACTAAGCTTAGTAACATCTCCAGTATAAATATAATGAAGATGTATCCCAGCGCCTCCTTTACTGATTTCAGCGTATGTAGGAGGCCATTTACTAGCCTCTGCCAAATTCTTTTCAAATGATTTTTCTCCTTTCTCATCCTTGATATCAAAATCAATAACTATGTGATTTTCAGGAACCTTGACATAATGAAGTCTCGATTCGTCAATATCACTGAGTTTTGTTGTGACTTTATCCCATGGCATGGTTGGAGTCTCATTGTCTGTGGCATATTGAGCTGGACACCTACAGCATTCTTTGCTGAAAGTTGTGTTGCCTGTAGATTCTTCAATGACGAGCCATGATTCTGAATTGACATTCTCATTTTTACCCTCCGACTTTTTTTCAGATTCAAATATCTCTTTCTTAAACTTTCTATAGATATTTTTCATACGACCCTTGCTATCAGGTTCCTCTTCATATTCCTTGAAATAATTCTTCAACTCTTCTTTAAATATTCTTTGTGAATACGGGTAAGGTACTTTTGCGTCATCGCAATATACCTTGTACATTTCCCAAGAAGCTTTCAAAGTTGTCTCATCATCCCTAGAAAATACAAAATATGAATCCATAACAAAGTTATAAAAGTCATTTGACGCTCCCATCATATCAATTGGGATATAGCTGTCGTAAGCATCTGGTTCTTCGTCATAAACATTTTTACAATGATAGGCTATAGCGCCCAACTCAAAACTAACCTGCTTAACAACCTGTTTATATTCTCTACTATTCAATTTATTCCCTGATGGAGTTACATCGATAAGTCTTCGAATAAGACCAGATTTGCCATCCGTAATCTTTACAGGTTTATTTGTACCCATAAATAAGAAAGCATTAAATCTATTAGAATATGTTGACTTGAACTTTTCATTCACAGTCATAAGCTCGTGAGATACAAGACTATTTAACCTAGTGTTATCCTCAATATGAGATAAATCACCATCATGTTGGATAGCCACCAAAGGATTTGTCTTGAATGCCTCCAAAGCAAATACATTGCTAGATGAGCCTAATGCTTTAGCATCAAAGACCGAATAATATCCTTTAAATAATTCCTGTATAACGTTAAGAATTGTTGATTTACCTGTTCCAGCAGCACCATAGAATACCATAAATTTCTGAATCCATTTAGAGTCACCAGTGATTACTGCTCCTATAGCCCATTCAATCTTATGTCTTTCTTCTGGAGAATATAAAGTTGAAATGAGCTTATCCCATGCTGATGTGTCGCCTTTTTCCAAAGGATATTCCAATCGCTTACTTGCGTAATCCTTCTTAGTTGTCTTAGTGTTTGCAAATATGAGTGTTTCATCTAACGGATGAAAATTATCTCTCATCTGCTTTTGGCAATATTTATGCCAAGAATCTATCACGCCAGTTTCGCTGTCCCACATATGAAGAATATAAACACTTTCGCCCATGGAATGTTGCTTATACTCATCAGCAAATTTATCCAGTTCATGGTCTATCATTTGAATTACATCCTGTTCATCTGTAGACCACAAACCAGACTCTTCAATCCAGACTGCATAAAAATCTCCACCTCGTATCATGAGGTCTGTGCTTCTGTTATTAATAATGAATCGAGGATATATCTCTGTAACGCCCTGCTTTTTGCTGCGAGCAGATATTTTTAAAAAATCAAGCATTACATTTCAAGTCCTCCTTTCTAAGATATACCGTTAAGATACCAACACATCTGGTCCCATATCTCAACCATTGCTAAATCACATTTGCAATCCCTGATATAAAACAATCCACCTTTACCGTTTGGCGAGTATTCCCTATCAATGAATCTATCAATGACATCATTTACATATCGCTTGTCGAAGTTATTATTATACATACCACCAAGTTCCATGTTGTTTATCATTTCCCAAAACCACTGCGCAGTTCTATCCCCAACTTTTGGGTTGTCCATAATACTTACTTCACATCTGATTGCAAGTGCAATCATCATCTCCAATACAGTACAAGGTCCTGTTATATATGGTAAGAAATAATCCTCTTCAAATCCCATGAATGATGCGAATCTACGACGAAGCATAAGACCATCAGACGCACGATTAGCATCATTACGCATCTTCCATCTAAATTCTGTTTTATGCAACGCATGTAATAATTCAGAATATGAAACATCCTTGGAAAATCTACCTTTGCAAACTTTATCGCTCAGCCATGCAAAGTATTCATCGTTTATTTCATTTATATTCATTAAACATTCCTCTCATCTGGATACAAATCATAATATTCTTCTGAATTTCGAAGAATTTCATAGTCAACTTTTTTACTATCGTCTCTGACATATACGGTATCGTCTTCATACTCACCGAAATGTTCTAAAGATTCAAGACCAACCATCTCATCAATGTCATCAATCTTATTATCGTAGATATCTGTAAGAACACCATCTGAATAATAGTTAAGAGTTGTTGGCTCATATTCAGAGCAATCATATTCGTCCGGTGTGATTACATATGGTCCGGTGTTATTCATACTTTCATTGTCCTCCTTTTCTTCGCTCTTGTTATAAGCCACATACTCCTGTGTTTTTATTATATTTTTAGCGTTTTTTTTTACACCTTCGATGCCTTCTACGCTAGTCAGTTCACTGTTTTCAGAACTGCATTCTTCAATAATATCTTCGTATGGACCCAAATCAAATTTATACTTTACAACTTCCCAGGTGACTACAGAACCTGCTGCGGCACCAAGAATAAATGAAAATATCATATCAATCTTATTCATAGTAAATTCTCCTTATTTTGAAAAATAATGATTTCCTTCACAAAACAGAGGTGTACCATATTCACTGTAATGCCCTGCTGTGAAATATAAAACTTCGTCATTTGTTCGATTGAGTAACTCATCAATCACTAGCTGGTAAATATCTTCCTTAACGTAACATCTGTTTATTCGTCCGTTATGCACAGAAGAAAACTGACCTGGAGCGTATATAACCTCACTTAACGAGTTGTCAAAACGCTCACTGTCAATACGATTCAGAACAGTATCAATAACCAATCTTTGACCGTATTCACTTTCTCCTTCTGCTTCTGCCATAGTGACTAATGTCAGTAATTCAATCTCGTCGTTTGACATTACGAAGGTCTGCTCAATCACAGACTCTTCTATTTCTGCTATTTCAATGGTTTCATCTTCAATTAATTCATCAAAATATAAATCTTCTTCAGCAGTATCGTCGACTTTATACTGCATTGGAACAACAATTTCACTTGAAACACTTGCTTTGAATATTTCGTTCGTAACTGGCTTCTTCATATGAATAGGAATTAATGAAGATACACCAATTACAAACACCATTCCGATAGCAGCTAGTTGGTTCTTAATTTGCATAATACTCCCTTCGTAAAAATACCCTTGGCTCGATTAGTAACCGAATAACCAAGGGTAATCAAATATATCTCGGTATACATTACCCGAGCCAATGCTATCTAATCCTGGAACCAAAATATTCCATAATATTTCCGTCGCAATTATAATCAATTATGATGCTTCGCTCATATCCATTAACAAAATCTGTGGCTCTAGGGTTGTCTAAATTGTATAATCCAAAGTCAATACAATTGTCCCCTATAGGATTCTTCTTATCATAAATCCAACCTGCAATCTGTCCAGCAGCTGTCAACGGAAATCCAAGTGCTGCATTAACCTCGTTTACAAACATATATCCCTGAGCTTTGAATTTTTCATTCAAGTATCTCTGTTGTTTTGTAAGGAATAATTTATTAGCACCAGGTGTCTTACTCCAGTTAACATTAGATTCATCGAATATAACTGCAAAATCACCAAGAGTGTTAGGGTCAAACACTTCTATAGTCTTCTTAACTTTCTTCTCTTTGCCAGTCTTCTCATCTATGACAGTTTCTTCGATTTCTTCCTGCTTTGTATTAAACCTAAGCTGTTTATCAACATCTTCTCCAAAACGCTCAACAACTCTCTGTCTGTATTCCTTAAGCGTCTTGTTAGTTGAAGCATAAGCAGCTGCAAGAGCAATATTTCTCTTTCTGAGAATATTGTTAGATGTAAGAATTGCTGTGAGTGATAATCCACCTAATATAACTGATGGTGCATACAGCTTTACGATATCCATTACCATATGCGCTCTGATTATCACTTTATCCTTAGCTGCATCTTCTTCCGTATACTCTTCTGAACCTTCTGGTAACATATCTGGATTGGCTATAACCTCATCAGTCTTGATGATGTCGTCATTAGCCTTATTGATGATATCGCTTAGCTTTGTTGTTGCTCTGCAAGCCATCACACCACTTGCACCTACACCAATCACACCAGCACATATAAGAATCTCAGGACTATATTTCTTTACCTGAAATCCTACCTTATTCAACATTCTTGAAGCCTTGTTTGCTACATTATTAAAATTAAACATTATTTATCTCCTTTCGAACAATCAATATTAATATTAGATGAACTTATTCTCTCATTATCTGCAAACTGCATATTATTGGTGTTTTTAGCAGCCTGAATTTCTCCGCCCAATGCTGCATAACCACAAATATCAATCCAATTATCGTCTTTATAAACACCACTAGAATTCCTAGCGACCTTCATAAGAATCATCATATTGGCAACATCTTCAGATAATATCTCTGTGTTCAGATATGCGCTCCACATATCTGCAATTGTCTGAAAACTATCTTCAGCATTGCCATATGTTCCCTGACGCTCACCATTAATAATTGACTCTGCTTTGCTTAAAATTCCGTTTCTACTTATTGAATTACTACTATTCGTGTCATTTTCTTTAACGTATGCCATAATATAACCCCCTATAAAATCCACATAACCAGTTTATATGTAAGAGCCATAATAAGTACCATTACACATATTGTTATAACAGCTGCAAAAGCATATCCTAAATAATATCCTAATGATTTCTTCATAGTTCCTCCTATCTTAAAGGCTTAGCCTTTGGTAATCTGAGCATGTAATCGCCTCTGATACAAACAACCTCTGCTGAACTTAAATTAGTCCATCCATAATCATTGTCCGTGTAATTGTGACTCATGCCTACTGCATCATATAAATCCCCGACACTTACTGAATCATAGGTATCGAGAATATCAAGTAGAGTGTCTAAAACTTCTTTAGCATCTGACCGATTATCAAATATTAATTCTTTATAGTCATACGCGTATCTTGATTCTCGTCTCCGCTCTCTGTCGTCGCGGTCTCTATCAGAATAACTTCTATAAGAGACATACGTTGCTCCATTAGAATACCTGTCTCTGTCGTCACGGTCTCTACTTGATCTCCGTGTGTCGCCATACAGAAGAATGTCAATACCATCTTTTACAATATCTGACATCAATTTCTTTACAGCTGGTATAAGCACACTTCCAAAAATATAAGACTGCATTCCACTTGCTTCTGGGGATATGATAGAATCTTTCATCTTCGCAATCTCAGATTTCTTCTTAGTTCTAACCCTACCACTGGTTACTTTGCTTACCTTTTTCTCTTCTGATAATTTAGCCTGCTGTTCAGCTTTATATCTGTGAGAGTTTGGTTTAATATCCATTTTTACTTCGCTCATTGAACGTCTCCTTTAATATGTTTCTAGCAATTTGCCAGGAAGAGAAATATTTGTTCCTGCAATCCTGTTATTCTGCTTTTTAAATTGATAAGCTAAATTGTTTCTTGCTTTTGCCTCGGAAGGAGCATATGTCTCTCCTTTCCAATTACTAGCAATACAAACATTAAACGACATAATTGGTCCGTTATAGACATATCTTGGCATATTAATATCTCCTTTCAGCCAAAAGAAAAAAGGAAGACACTCTGTTAAGAGCATCTCCCTCTCGGTTTAATAAATATTCAATTTTCTTCTACAGCTTCATCATTGCTGTCATCATTATCAAGAACTGTGTAATCGCCATCCACATAATCATTCATAGCTTCCAAATCACTATGTCCAGATTTCTTTCCCAGAGCGTAACATAATATCATTCCTAAACCTGCACCAACTCCAATTCCGAGTTTCTTGCCGTTTTTCTTAATAAAATTACGTACTTTCTGTCCTTTACTCTCTGAAACTGCTGTGATTTCAGTAGCTTCTTCTGATACCTGTGTATCTTCCATTTCAATTACCTTCTTTTCTTCGTTTGACATAATATAAATCCTCCTAGAATATAATTAATTGGATATGTATTTACCCATTAAAGGTGTTGTTTTTAACGCGTTTTCTCATACTTGTAATGCGGTAGTACTGCATATTCAAGTACCCAGCATAGTTCACCATCATCAGTTGAACTCGGGACCTCTGTAATAGTTATCAAACCATCACTATAAATGTTCCAACCCATGTAATCCGATACATCGGTATGTTTTAATCCAATCTCATCATACCATTCTGACAAAGAGATACATTCTTCCATACCACCTGTAAGTCTATAATTGAGTCTATTAATAGCCGCCTTAACGTCTTCCAAATCCATTTCAAATGGGCGACCAGATATTGGTTCGATACATAAAGGCTTTCCCTTACGTACAAAAGATGGCTCAGTAGAACTAATTTTTTCTACTTTCTTAGCATCTACTTTCTTCTGAACCTCTCTCTCTTTCTCTTCACCGATGGTTTCAATCACTTTCTCTTTATAATCACTGAGTGTATTAGCGGCCAACTGATATGCCGTAGCAAGAGCAGCATTTCTCTTTACATGAACTGTGCTTGCTCCAACTATGCAACCTATGGATAATGCTCCTGAAATCATCGCTGGAATATATGGTTTCCATGCAACTTTTACCGTGTCAAGGATACTAAGTCTATCAATCAACCCGACAGTATCTTTCCCAGATTCTTTTGCTTCTTCTTTTATTTCATGATTTCTTCTTTTTTTTTCAGCCTCTATTAATCTTAAAGATTTTGGTGTGGCTTTAACTGCAAGAATCGTTGTCGTAATCATTCCTGCAATACCTACACCCACAGCAATTTCAGGACCATATTTTGATACCTGTTTTGCTATTGGTCTGAATATATTTCCAAAATTAGTTCTCATTCTTTTTCTCCTCTAACTTCTTATCAAACATGCCGACATACCTGTCACCAAATATCTCTTTCTTATTTTCAAAACTCTTATTGACACCAATAGCTGATTCTATAGTGTTCTTTTCAGCGTCAAAGGTCAAAAATACAAACTCATTGGCTCTTAAATAATCCTTAACGATGTCCAATGCCTCATTAAATTCTTTCTGTGTTGGGTTTGTAATAATGTTGTTCATAGTAAATTCTCCTTTTTGATATTAAATATTTTAGTGTTACATAAAAAAGAAAAGAGGCGCCGTTAGGCAACCTCCTCGTCCTTAGATTCGAGCTTATCAATCTTTTCGCTAAGCTCATCGATTTTCTTACTTCTCTTACTGTCTACAACTGCTGTGATAAATGTCATAATTCCCATAGCAGCTGGTATTATAAGAGTTTTAAAATCAAACTTATCTTTCATGATTAATCCTCCTTTCCATAATAGGCTAAGTATTTGACACGACAATCAATAATAATCGTCGAAATTTACTCTTGGTTCAAATGGCATGTCAATTATGTAGCATCTCCTGCCATCTGGAAGGTCCTTTGGAACATGATTAAATTCAATCCAGAATTCACCTTCATCAGTTGGAGCCCATCCCATTTCATCTAATTCCGGTCGTTCTTCTATTCCAATAAAATCATAAAACTCATTAAGCAAAGCTGCACCAGCCAGAGCGAAGTTTCTATTCAAATGATATTCAGCGTTCATAACCTGTTCAACAGTAGCTTCAAAATACCTATCAGATATCGGTTCATAAAATAATACAGGCTTACCAACATTTTCATCTAAATATAATGCGCAAGATTTGCATCCTAAATAAGAACTTGAAATATATCTGTTCTCTGCTTTCTCAGCTGCAAGTTCAGTGATTATCTTTTCATGAGCATCCTGTCCGTATAATTCAATAAGTTTTCTCTGATAATCTTTGAATCTCTGGTCTAATAATCCATATGCACTTACTAAACTTGCCTGGCTCCTTTTATTTAATATATTTGCGCCAAATATACATAAAATAGTCGCTGAGCCTGTCACTATGGCTGGTAAATATGCAGGTAACATAGCGGTTGCCTTTTCTGCAAATGTAAGTTCCTCCCCTTTCTCGTCACTAGCTTCCTTAAGCAATCTTAAAGCTTTAGGTGTCTGTTTAGCTGTTGTTACAGCTGTTGCTACTACACCAGCCGCGCCAATAAATGTTAGTACAGTAGCAGTTTTGCATTTCCATCGATAATGTGACTTCATGCTATAAATCCTCCTTATTATAAAAATAAAAAAGAGAATAGAATGGGACTCGAACCCATGGCCCACAGAATAAATCTGCTGCTCTACCACCTGAGCTACCTATTCTCTCATTAGATAAATTGTTTTTTACGCGGATAAAAAGAAAGAGCCCTAACAAGGGCTCCTATTCAATTACCATGCAAACCATACATGAAATTTGTTAAAACAAGTAATATCTTGAAATTCATCTGATTTGTTTACTTCGATTTTAAAATGATGTAATTCAACAGTATCACATTTATCATACCAACCTCCGCTAGTTTCTTCCCCTTTAGTTACTATGCTAAAATGTAATCCTGATAAAAATATCAATGTAAAAATCGTTAAAACCCATATAATTACAAATTCCTTTACTTTCATATTTTTCTCCTTTTCATAAATTGTTTTATGGTCTCATAAAAGAATTTGTAAATATCGCGTATAAAAAGAAAGAGCCCTTGTTAGGACTCAGTCTTCATGTTTTTCAACATATCCTTCAACAAATCTAATTTGTCATCAATTCTATCAAGCATTATTGCTTCGCTAATTAATACTGATTTTGATGCCTCTATCAATCGTAAAGAACCATGAACAAGTAACAACGTATCAGAATCCAACTCCTGTATAGTATCCTTGTCTCCAAATTTCTTTGCAATTACCTCAGTAAGAACATCCGTCTCATTGCATAATCTTTTAACGCTTTCTTTCATAATACTCATAATATAAATCCTCCTTATTGATTTATTGTTTTTCTCATAAATGTATGTGTTTTTTACGCGTATAAAAAGAAAGAGCCCAAGTCCTAAGACTCAAGCCCTTCTTTTATCAATCCTTAGTAACAAGTTTTTTGATTAGCCATACCAAAAAACCAATACATACTATAACGTCCCCAAATATAAGTATAGCTGCACTGCCTATTGCACTTGCACTAAGCACTACAACCGTAGTTAGTATAAGAACGATAAGTATCAAAATAATTAATAGTATCATTTCAACCTCCTTATTACTTTCAGTCATTAAAGGGATTGTATATCGTGCGAAAAAGGAAAAGCCCTTGCGGGCTCAACCTTAAGCATTTGATGATGACCATTTCATATCATTCTTTGAAAATATTTCATTGATACCGTTAATTGTCCGTACTCTATCAGAAACCATGCTGTCACGACTATAAATTGTAACACCTATCTCAAATTTAAAATCTTCGATGGCATTAGCAGCCTTAATCATTTCATCAAATTTCTCCAAGAATTCGTCAATCTTCTGTGTTCTCTGTTCTTTTTTCATTTTGAAATCCTCCTTAATGTTTCATCACTTTCTCATAAAAGAACATGTTTCTTACACGAAAAAGAAAGAGCCCAAGTCCTAAGACTCAAGCCCTTTGCTTTACTTTCTACATATCTTTGATTTAATTTTTTCTTTTACTGTCCTATAAGTATCAACAACTGGTTCTCTTAACTCTGGAGTAACTGCAATAGCTACACCAACTGCAACTGTCGGTATTACTATCTGAGTTGTCCATTGTCTAATCTCCCTAGCTGCCTCAATAGTCTTCCAAGTCATATTAATATCCTCCTTATATGTATTTCATTAAGGAGTATGTTTTTTATGCGACAGAATTACCACTGGTTTACATATATTTCAAAAGAAGCGTAATTAACATCTTCTGGAATATCAATATCAAATGGTGTTGTTGAATTTGCCGCAACTTTTTCAACATATGTATTATCAATTCCAACTATATTTTCGCTACCGTCTTTTAATAACATGACAACTACAGCATCATCAAATGTGTCGTTATTATCGTTTTTGATTTCACCAACAATCTTATCAGAACGAACTGCTGTATTAACAGCTTCTAACGGCTTGTATTTGTCAGTAGATGATTTTTTTACATTATAGTCTTCGACTGGTAATGCTGAAAATTCAACTGTGTCTGGAATACCATCTACTCTGAATGCCTGACTTCCATAAACGAAATCCTGTTTAGGATATATAATACTACATGTTTGATCATCGGTTCCTAATATTGTTCCGCTAGCATCCTTAGCTGTTATTCTAAACGATGGATATTCAATAGAACTATTGTCATTTGGGTTATATAAATCTACATAGTAATATAACCACTCATCGTCTACAACTGTCCAACCAGAATCCTTTATTTCAAGTTGCTGAATTTTTTCACTATTTTGATTTTCAGTCATACTATTATTGTTGTTTTGTACTACAGAATTTGAATCTTGTCCATTTCCGCAGCCAACAAAAGATAACAATGATGCTGATAACATTACCATTGATAGTGCCTTTTTGATTTTCATAATATAAATCCTCCTTAAAATTAAAATACATATCTATTATTATAAATATATCACAGAATAAATATAATAGCAATAAAAATAAAAAGGGGCTGTTATACACAACCCCATGAAAATGCTTTAACAGCCTATTCTACTGAATCCATATAAATATCATACACATGCTGCTCTCTACTATGGAATACCGCTATGGCTAAAATTTTTCCTTCTAACTAAGTTACAATTTTACAAATGTCAGAATCTCTAGTTGAAAGATTTACGATGGTTTCGTTCTTTTCATTAACCAACATAATTCCCCAATCAGAAGAACTGTTCTTTATAAAATTTAATCTGATTCTCCTTTCTTCGCTACAGCCTTTTTCCTTTCGTATTAAATTCACAAATGTTACTGTGTCTGATACCTGTATGGCTCTAAAATCTGGTGTCATCATTTCCATAATAGTATCCTCCTTTTATTTTTTTTATTTCATTAAAGTACATGTAAATAGCACTAAATATCTCGTTTATCAAAGCAAGTTTCCCAACGCTCTCTTGGAATCGGTTTCATTTTGAGTGCCCACATAAGCTGTCTTACAGTTATCGTTGGATATAATCCATCTGTACACTTCCCGGCACGAGCATCAAATAGATTTTTAAAACCAATATCCAAATATATCGGGTCAGTAAGCCAAGGGTCTATAGCTGTCCACCATGTATGTTTCGTTTCGGGATTATACCGCTGCTGTATAACTGCTAACCCTTTATCGTCAATCTTATATAATGTACATTCGCTATATACTGGATGATTACAGATATATTGTTTTCCGTATAACGAATAATATATATCTGGCTTATCAAAATGATATCTCATTAACTCACCACCTAAGTTAAAAGAAAGAGCCCTTGTTAGGACTCAGTCTCTGATTTTTTAATCACTTTTCGATTCTTACCAGAATGTATTCTGGATTATTCAAACAAGATTTAAGCTCATTAAACATCAAATAATCTAATCGTTTTGATCTGAATACATAATTATCTGTACCGCTCTTAGTTTTAGATTCTACTAAAGTTAAGAAATATACTTTATTATATTCATTCATATCCAGTGATTTTATTGTTTCTAAACTTTTATCTAATTGAATAATTTTCATAAAATATCACTCTCCTTTCATAAAAGCATATGTTTTACGCACGAAAAAAGAAGACACTAAGTTTCCTTAGCGCCTCCTAAAATGTAACTACTTCTTAAATCTAATCAAGTTCTTAACACTGTCCCGTCCAAATGTGGATGAGAATATTCGTCCGTCCCCATCAAATTTGAATGCTTTGAGTGCAGCCCAAATACTTACAACTCCTCCAGATATGCCACCTACAGCCCACATAGCCACTTTAGCAATACGGTCTTTCTTAGCCTCATTAAGTTGCTGTGTCTTAAGCTCGTTACCCTCTTCCCTAGCAAGAGCTTTCTCGTCAGCATCATAATCTGCTTTTTCAAGTTCTGTACGCCTATCGATGTACTTGTGGAGTAGGTTCGATAACTTTTCATACTCTTCAGTACCTGGCTCCATTTCATTCAATTTTGCTGAGATTCGTCCAATCTCATCTTCCAATACACTTCTTGTGTTCATTGAATTGACCTCCTTTATTTTATAGCCATTAAAGTACTTGTTAATTGTGCGAATCCCTGACCAGAATTATTCGTTTCTTATTGAGTAAATCCTGATTAGGTACAATAGCAACATTTACCGAATATAAACCGGTGTCACCATCTTCGTCGGATACAGGTTTAATCTTGAAACTTCCGTATGCATCTCTATTACTGCATCTGATTTTATCCAGTATAATAGACATAACTACACCAATTGCAGCTCCAAGAATAAATGCTAATATAACTGCCATTTCCATTTTGAACTCTCCTTTCTATTCAATTTTCATCAATGCGAATATAAGACCTATTGCTGTCACCTTCGTACTGAAAATAAAAAAGAGAAAGCTTCTTTTATTCTTTCTCTCATTAAAGGGCATGTTTTTAATGCGAAAAGAAAGAGCCCTTGTTAGGACTCCTCTTCAACCGTATTATCGGTTTTCTTTCTAAATATTTTCTTCATATTGGATTTAATTTCATCTGAATACAATGGAAATATTAAGCTAACAAAAGTGATTACAAATATTATAATATACATGATTACTATTCCTAACCAATGCTTTTTATAAAAATCCGTACTTTCCTTTACTAAATCCCAATAATCATTCCAAAAACTTTTCATAATATAAATCCTCCTTAGATTAAAATTTATTCATTAAGGAGCATGTTTTTAATGCGAATTTATAATTTATTAATATTCTGTTCATTTACTCACAGTCATATATCGTAGTATAATATAGACGAATAATTTAAGGAGGTATTTCAAATATGAAAAAAGAAGAGTATAGCATTTTTATTGAAGAAATGGCTGATTTGGGTGATGAATGGACTGAGGACGAATTAGAAGGAACATCGTATTCCAAAATGTCCTTAGAAAGGGCCATAAGAGAAAGACGAGCATCCCTTGGTAAAATGGATGGCATAATGGGAATGGCTGGTCTCTAATCTAGTTTAGAGGATATGTCGGAATGATATCTGGCATACCCTCTTTTTCTTTATATGTTACTTTTCAGGATATGTATATGAAATTTCTATAATTCCATTATCTGGATTACGCGACATAGTTAATTCTGAGTCACCTTTTTTAGCCATAAAGAAAGAACTGTCAAATGTTAAATCCGTAGTAAATCCTGCTGATTTGCATTTATTACCATAAGTCTTAAACTGACTTGATGTTGTCTCATATATAAAAATGTCTGTCCAAGTTGAACTCTCATAATGAATGTTAATATTGTCCATTTCTGGATAAGGTAACTCAATTAGAAACGAATCTGACTCCCATTCTTCTTTAGTGACTGATGGTCCATCATATGTCTTCCATGAAGCACTCTCCTCAATGTTTTCGGTACTTTCAATATTACTATTATTTGCCTGAGTGCTATCAGATGACGTACCGCCACAACCTACAATACTTACAGCTGTTGCCGCAGTTAATAAACCTAGAATAACTTTTTTCATGTGTTTGTTCCTCCTTAAAATTATATAAATAGTATAACAATTGTCTGCTAGGTATTCAACCACAAATATAGATATAATTGTAACCTAGATTAAAGAGAAATAGTCCTGTGAACTTACCCTCTCTCAATATCCAGCAGCCAAAAGAATCGCCGATACAGTTCATAATATGTATCTTTACAACACGGTATATCAAACCTAGCTTTAAGAATATCGTATGAATACCCTTCAGTAACTCCCTGTAAAATATAGAAAGATAGTTCCAAATCAGTTAATCTTGCAACTCTTTCAATCATATCAATCCTATTAGAATAATAAGCCCTAGCCATTCCATAATCAGCCGTGCGGTCACTAACTCCTGATGATTTAACGCCAAGTCCAACTTGATAAGAATCGTATCCGTCTAATATAGAATAAGCCTTCTTCCAATCATCGTATTGTAAACAAAAATGCTTAAGTTCGTAGTATCTATGCTTGTCTATGTAATATTTGTTTTTCTCTGATAATACGGGTCGTATCTTTGTTGCCATAATATCATCTCCTAGTATAATAATGGTGTAGTTAATCAAGACTACTTGGTTAATAAGTTTCTGTAAATCAGATAACAAAAGAAGGGA